GGAGATCAGGGTGGAATCGCTTCAGGTATCGAGGGGACAAAAGATCGATGACGATATCGTGCGGGGGATTTTTTCAAGATATATGTCCACGATTCGCAATCTCATGGAAGGACTTGGATCGAGTGTTTGCCGGAGGGCGAACCCGTCAGACCCCGAATTGGCGAAGGAGGCAATTGCTGACGGGGTTAGGCAAATCATTTCGGTGATCGACAAGACCAAGGGGGGATTGCCAACAGATGATCCAAAAGAGTTTGACACTCAGGCACAAGGACACAATTTAAGCGCAGATGAGCAAGACATACCCAAGGCTGGAGAGGATGGCACTAAGTGAGATTCATGGGGCAAGCTACAATCCTAGAAAAATTACTCCAGAGGCGTTGGGTCGTCTCGCAAAGAGCATTGCAGAACTCGGAGACTTACAGCCAATCACCATCAATGTCCGGACGGGTAACACAATTATCGGAGGCCACCAGAGGTACGATATCTATCGGGCGATGGGGCGCAAGGAAGTCGATGTATGGGTTGTCGATCTTCCCGAAGATAAGGAAAAGGCGGCGAACCTCGCCCTTAACAACCTTGCGGGTGAATTCGACACGCAGGCGTTAAAAGACCTTATTGAGCAGATAGACACCACAAATATAGACCTAGAACTGACAGGATTCTCGCAGGAAGAGCTTGCGAGGATGATGTCCGAAGCCCCGCCGGAAGACATGGGGCAGGACGAGACGAAGCAGGAGGACATGCAGATGATTCCCGTTTATGTGCCAAACGAGGATTTTTCTGAATTTACCTCAAAACTAAAGAAAATAGGAGATCATATCGGTATTGAGGGAACCGCCGATGTGATCCGGCATTGTGTCGAAAAGACATATGGCTCCCTCAAAAGCTGAAAAGCCCGACCAAGTAGCGATTGTCTGTTGTAGTGGCTCCAAGGGGCCACACTCAACCTCGGCGATCCTGATGGCGGACGACTGCATATCCAACTTTATTTTCCCGCATGTTTTCTTCTTTTCTCCATACGATTCTAAAATTGAGCAAAACAAGAAAAGGCTGAACCGGAAGGGCTATCCTATGTGGGATTGTGGAAACTCAACCACGGCCATTCTTGAGATTTTCTACAAGCTGACCGATTTTAAATTAAGATCTTGGGTTGGGATTGCGCCGGAGAGAGCCAGCAAGGACACGATTGTTAGGGCGGGGGTAGAATTTCTTTGGAAGCAGGAGCCACGGAGAGACTTTATTTTCACGAACATGGCGATGGATGATGTCATCATGCATTGGGCGTTTGATCTGCTCAAGGAACCCAATCAGGTAATCGCCCAAACTAGGGACGAAACAATCCTTTACCCGATAGGCGCAAAAGTCATCAGCATTCACGATACATTCAAATGACTGGCGAAGACCTAGAGATACTTGCCAATAGCTTTTGGATTCCACGGGCGGATATTTCCGTGACCGAATGGGCGGAAACCAACCTTTATCTCTCCGAGCGGGTATCGTCCTCGGCTGGCCCTTATTCGACCATGCTTACCCCTTATGTGCGGGAACCGCTCGAAACCTTCAAAGATGAGAAGGTTCGGCTTATGGTTTTATGCTGGGGAGCGCAAACCGCCAAAACAACCACGATCCTAGCTGGGATGGGATATCGGCTGGACATGAAACCGACCCCGACCATGTGGGTCATGCCAAATGAGAATCTGGCAAGGTCGTTCTCCGAATACCGCTGGATGCCGATGGTGGATGACTGCCCAGCCTTGGCTAGACACAAGCCAAACAATCCGGACAGGTACAAACTGATGGAGCAACATTTCGATAAAATGTCGATCTGGTTTTTTGGCAGCAACTCTCCGGCCAATCTTGCATCCAGAAGTGTTGGCTTACTATGTTGCGATGAAACTGACAAGATGGCGGAGGCGACATCCAAGGAGGCCAACTCGCTCCAGTTGGCCGAGGTTCGAACCAAGACTTACCCGCTATCCCTGACCATCCAGACCTCCACGCCAACCACCGAATACGGGCATATCTGGCAGGCATTCAAGCGGGGCGATCAAAGATATTATTATGTGCCTTGTCCTTTCTGCGGGGAGGAGCAGACGCTCGAATGGCCAAATGTAAAATGGGATAAGGACGCAAGAAATGCCGAGGGCGACTGGGACAACGAAAGAGTCCGAAAGTCTGCTTATTACGAATGCTCGAAGTGCCAAGGCAAGATCACCGATGGCCATAAAACAAAAATGCTTAGATCTGGGAAATGGAAGCCCACAAACCTGAACCCAGAGCCACAAGTAAGGTCATACCATTTATCGGGACTCTACTCCCCTTGGGAAACCTTTGGGAAGCTGGCCTGCCAATTCCTGAGCGACAAGAAAAGCGTTCTTGGGTTGCAGAATTTCGTGAACTCGGTTCTTGCCCAGCCTTGGGTCGAAATCGAGGATGAGGGGCAAGATATCAAAATATCTGGGGCTGGATACCGGATGGGCGAGCAATGGAGCGAATGCGAGACTAGGATAATCTCGGCGGACATTCAGGAGGCAAAAGGATTTCACATGTGGGTTGTGGTCAGAGGATGGAAGCGGAGCGGTGAATCTCGGCTGGAATGGTGCGGGAAGCTGGAGACTTGGGATGCCTTGCGAGCTTTGCAATTGGACTGGAAAGTGCCGGACAAAATGGTTTTCTTGGATTCTGGAGACCAAACCAGACAAGTTTATTATCAGGCCTGCAAATGGGGATGGACTTGTTTGTTAGGGTCTGACAGCCAGTCATTTGTGCATATGACTAAGAACGGGAAAATCATAAGGCCTTATAGCACAATAAGTTGGGGAGATCCACTCGCAGGAACGAATAGAACCGCTCAGAGCGAGGGACTGGCCAAGCCAAGGTGTCCGGTCATAAAATGGTCAAACCCCGCCGTAAAGGACATTCTAGCGTTATTGCGGGGCAATAAAATGAGCAAGTGGGAAATACCTGATGACTGCCCTGAAGAGTGGCATGTTCATATGAACGCAGAAGTGAAGAGGCCAAAATTCAACCCCCTGTCAGGCAGGACAAAAATGATCTGGTACAGGCTACGAAAGGATAACCACTTGCGGGACGCTGAATGCATGAACCTTACGGGAGCAATGCTATCTGGTTGTATGCCCGTGCCGGATGAAAAGACCATACTGATTAGAGAAAGTGCGGAAGAGGCAATTGACACTACCATATAAAAGATGAATATTATTGAACTTTTGGATAGTGCTATACGAATGCTGGATTGTGGAACCGGATCGGGCGGGTTTAAGGAAGGAAACACATGTGCCAAGGGCGGTGGGGGGAAGGAAGGAATTGCCGGAGGAACGCTGAAAGATATTGAAAAAGGGCAATATCAGAAGCAAGAGGTCTCAAAAAAGGGTCATGGCCCGTTGTGGGAAAACATGAAATATGCCAGAGACGAGAAGCAGAAGAACGCAATTATTCAGGGGGATAAATTCTGGCAGGACAATCTTCCAATTACCGAGAAGCTGGTCGAGCAGATGGACAATATTGTAAATAATCTTACTCCTGAAAAAAGATCGGCAGTTGCGGAGCAAGTGAAAAAAGCTACTGAAAGGCTTGGAACCGCACTATATTACGGCTATGAGCTTATTACCACAACCCGTGATAATCCGTCAGAGCATAAAAGCAAATGGCAGAATGCCGTTGATAATTTTAAGTCTATAATGGATTCGTTAAATAAATAACGATAAGTTGACAGATAAGGAGTGGTATGGCCGTTCAGGGCGTTTATTTTGGGCTTCCCCTTGCCACGATTCAGGACATTAGGACGAATGCGCTAAATGCCATCGAGGCAATCCTGAAGACTGGATCTTCATATAGCATTGGAGGAAGGCAACTTACTAGGGCTAATTTGTCCGAATTGCAGAATACAGTTATGGAGGCCACAGCCGCCATACAGAGACTTTCCGGCCCAACCTCAAGGATCAATCGGGTTTATCTGGACTTCTCCGGCGGTGGGCGTAGTTGATATAAATAGCGATAAATAAAATGCCACAGCTAAACTTCATAGAAAAGGCCATCAGTGCGGTAAATCCCCAGTTCGGGGTAAAGCGTCTGGCCGACAAGTGCAGGCTTATAGAGTTCAATCGGTTTGCGGCCGCCTATCCGATGAAGGATCGAAGGCCTTCTAGGCAGTTGTCGGGTGGCGAAGGATTCTCTTCCACATTTGAAAGGATAGAGCTTATCAAAGCCGCCCGTGATCTGGAGGACAATAATCCGATCATTCGGTCAATCCTCCTCAAGTTCTCGCAGTATGCCCTCGGGAATTTCCGCTACATGTCCCGCACAGGAAACAGGGACATCGACACCATGTACGAACATTACTGGATGTCTTGGTGCAAAAAGGCGGACTTCTTTGGTCGCCATAATTT